GTGGTGAAGCGAGAGTAGAGCCACCTCTACTAAAGAGGAAAGATGGAAAATAAATTTATAGAAATATTCACAGGTCTTAAACGAGACTATGGTTATGCAGATATAAACTCTGCATACAAAGATCCTGCTACAGGTAAACTTAAATTAAAATATGGTTGGGCAGCAAAAGAATTATTAGAGTCCGATTATTTAGATCATCTTACAGGTAAAAAATCTATTGGTATTCAACCTTGTAATGATGAAGGGCTCGCAAAGTTTGGAGCAATTGATATCGACTCTGATGAGTACGATAACTTTGATCTTCGAAAATATTTAGAAATTATTGATAAGAAAAACATTCCAGTCGTACCTGTAAAATCTAAAAGTGGTGGACTACACATTTATGTATTTTTTAAAGAACCAGTTAAAGCAAGTTTTGTCAGAAATTTTTTAGATAAATTATTATTTACATTTGATTTAAAAGCATCAACAGAAATATTTCCTAAACAAACACAACTTGGTGTAGGTTCAGATCAAAAACCTATTAATGGTAATTTTATTAATCTGCCTTATTACAATCGTAATGAAAGAGTAGGTGTAAATTTAGATGGTAGTGAGTTTACTTTTGAGCAATTTATAAAAGTCGTCGAGGCTAACACAAAGACTCGAGAAGATCTAGAAGAGTTTGCTAATGAATTAATAAGATTAGAACTTACTGGTGGTGCAGATGAATTTATAGATGGTCCTGTATGTTTGCAAAGATTATCAAAATCCAAACTGGATGATTACAGAGATAGATTTATTTATAATTATATGGTGTTTGCTAAAAAGAAATACCCTGACAACTGGGAAGAAAAACTTTTAGAAGGTGCCAGAAACTATATCGTCTATGATAATATTTGGGGAGATGAGAAAGTAAAACAAAAAATTAAAGCTTACAAAAAAGATACTGCAGGTCATACTTGTTCAGAAGAACCTATCAATAGTATGTGTGTTAAATCAGAATGTCTTAAAAGAAAGTTTGGTGTAGCTTCTGACAAAGTTAAAAAGTTTCCAACATTGTCTGCATTAATTAAAATAGATTACTCACCCGATCCAGAATTTAGATTTACTGTGCACTATAATGATAAGGTAGAAGGTGAAACGACTCAACAAATAATCGCTAGAGATATTAATTACATCATGGACCAAGAAAAACTTAGACGTTTAATTGGAGCTCATACTCCTATTCCACCACCACGGATCAAGGGTGATGATATGCAAACTGTTTTAGATGTTTTATGGCAAGGAATGAAAACCGAAAAAGCTCCTCCAGGTACATCACCAAAAGAAGTATTACATAAACATTTAGAAGATTATATTCATGGTGTTCCAGCAGTAAGTGATGCTGCATTTAGAAGTGGTAGTACGTTAATAGATACAGATGGCTTTGCTTATTTTGTATTTGATCCCTTTTATAATTTTTTAAAGAATAAAGAATGGAAAGCTAAGATAGATAGAACAGGACAAATGCTGATGGATTTTTTTGATGCAGAACTTAGACATCCTAAAAGATATCCTAAGAAAGCAACTGAAAAGAAATCTAACAATCCCGTAAGATGTATAAAAGTTTCTATGAAATATTTTGACAAAGAAGAAAATGAAATAGAAATCTTACCTATGAAGAGTAAAAAAGATATTCTTTAATGACAAAAGTTACAAAGATATATGGCCCTCCAGGTACAGGGAAAACAGAAAAACTAATTAGAAGAGCCATGGCCTACATAAGAGTAGGTACTCCAGTAAGTAAGATAGGTTACTTTGCATTTACTCGTAAGGCAGCACATGAAGCAAGAGATAGAATGCTTAAAAAAAATCCCGAGTATAAAAAGAAACAGCTTAGATATTTTCAAACATTACACTCTTTAGCTTTTCATAGTCTAGGACTTAGAGAAGAAAATGTTATGCAGGATTACCACTACAATGATCTTGGAAAAGAATTAAGTATTAGAGTCAACGCTAAAAAAGATGCGGATGCTTCACCTTACCTAACTTGTGATAACGAATACTTTCAAATTATTTTAAAAGCAAAAGAAAAAAATATTCCAGTGTGGGATGAGTATTGTACTGGTGAACATTCAACAAATGTAAAACCGGATTTATTAAAACATATTGAAGCAAACTACAATCATTACAAACATCCAGACACAAATAACTTAGTAGATTTTACAGATATGATTCATGACATTGTACAGCAACCTGATAAGATTCCAAACTTTGATGTAGTATTTATTGATGAAGCTCAAGATCTATCCCCAATACAATGGAAACTGTATGACATATTAAAATCTAAATCAAAAAATATTTATTTAGCCGGTGATGATGACCAAGCAATTTATGGTTGGGCTGGTGCAGACGTAGATAGATTTATTCAAGAGCCCGCTGTAGAAAAAGTATTATCAAGATCACGAAGGATTCCAAGAGCAGTGCAGGATGTATCAGAAATTATTACTGCAAGAATAGAAGGACTCAGAGCAACTAAAAATTATTTACCAAGAGATGAAGAAGGATTATGTAGTAAAATCAATAGCTTAGAAAATGTAGATCTTCATCAAGACGATTGGTTAATACTAACTCGAACTTTATCTAGAGCCAAAGAAATATGTGATCTTTTAAAAGTAAAAGGTTTGTACTATGAAAACAGACATCAAAAGAGTTATAATACTAAATTGTACAAAGCAATTATTAATCATAGCAAATGGTTAAATGGAGAAGAAGTATCTGATACAGCATTAGAAGATATAAAAGAGTACCTGGGTAACAGAGAACTTAAGAAAGATTTAAAATGGTTTGAATGTTTTGACAATGCACCAGCTGATGACAAAATTTATATAAGATTAATGTTGTCAAATAAAGAAAGATTAAGTGATGAGGCACGAATTAAAGTATCTACTATTCACGCTGCAAAAGGTGGTGAATGTAAGAATGTAATTTTAGTGTTAGACAATGCTAAAAAGATAAGAGAAGCTACCACTAAAAGTATAATAAAGCGTGACGAAGAACACAGAGTATGGTATGTAGGTTGCACGAGAGCAAAAAGAAACTTATATTTAATGAGAGCAAAAATAGAAAGGAAAGGTTACCAGTTATGACAGATAAAAATATATTAGAAGAAGCGTTTCCACAATACACCCAGGTTGGTGGTAATCATTATACAAAATTTCCGATTCAACCTTATGAGTTTATTTCTAAAAATGATTTATCATTTTTTCAAGGCAACGTTATAAAATACGTTTGTAGATATCAAAGAAAAGGTGGAGTCGAAGATCTTAAAAAGATTGTACACTATTGTCAGCTAGAGATGTTAAAAATAAAAGATATGAAAAAGAAATGAAAGTACCTCTATTTGAAGCACAGACAGAATGGATTGAACCAGAAGAGTATCCTGATTTAAGACAGTATGATGAAATAGCAATTGACTTAGAAACAAGAGATCCTGATTTAAAATCTAAAGGTAGTGGTGCCATCATCGGTAATGGAGAAGTTGTAGGAATCGCTGTAGCTGTACCAGGTAAAAAATTTTATTTCCCTATTGCTCACGGATCAGGGCCAAACATGGATCGTAAGAAAACTCTTAAATGGTTTCAAGATATTTTAAATACACCAGCAATAAAAATATTTCACAATGCAATGTACGATGTGAGTTGGATTAGATCTATGGGTTTAAAAATTCAAGGACAAATAGTAGACACGATGATTGCAGCATCTTTAATTAATGAAAATAGATTTAGATTTGATTTAAATAGTTTGGGTTGGGATTATTTAGGTTACGGTAAGAATGAGTCTGCCCTTAACGAAGAAGCAAAGTCTAGAGGATTAGATCCTAAAGCAGATATGTGGCAGCTCCCGGCGCTTCATGTTGGAGCCTATGCAGAAAAAGATGCAGAACTTACTTTAGAACTTTGGCAAATATTTAAAAAAGAAATTACTCATCAAGATGTAGAATCTATTTTTCAACTGGAGACAGATCTGTTTCCTTGTCTGGTAGACATGAGATTTCTTGGGGTGAGAGTTGACGTTCAAAGAGCTCATGAATTGAAGCAAGCATTAGTAATAAAAGAAGAAAACTTACTCCAGCAAATAAAAATAGAAACAGGAATAGATGTCCAATTAATGGCTGCAAGAAGTGTTGCGAAAGTTTTTGATAAATTAAAGTTACCATACGAAAGAACTGCAAAATCAAATGCACCTTCTTTTACTAAAAATTTTATTATGAATCATGAACATCCAATTGTTAGAATGATTGCTGAAGCTAGAGAAACTAATAAAGCACATACTACATTTATAGATACCATAATTAAACATGAACACAAAGGTCGTATCCATGCAGATATAAACCAAATTAGATCAGATCAAGGTGGGACTGTAACAGGACGATTCTCTTATTCGAATCCTAATTTACAACAACTTCCAGCTAGAAATAAAGAACTTGGACCTATGATTAGGTCTATATTTATACCTGAGAAAGGCCATAGATGGGGTAGTTTTGACTATTCTCAGCAAGAACCTAGGCTGGTAGTGCATTATGCGGCATTACACAAATTTCCGTCTGTAAATGATGTAATAGATAATTATGAAAATGATACCTCAACGGACTTTCACCAGGTTGTAGCAGACATGGCAAAGATTCCAAGATCACAGGCTAAGGTAATTAATCTTGGACTATTCTACGGCATGGGTAAAGCAAAACTCCAGGCCGAACTAGGTGTATCAAAAGACAAGGCAGCAGAATTGTTCGATCAATACCACGCTAAAGTTCCCTTCGTTAAGCAGTTAATGAATAGTGCTTCCAATCGTGCCCAAGAGCGTGGTCAAATTCGAACTCTCTTGGGACGATTGTGTAGGTTT